TAAAGACCGTATAAAAAAGGAGCGTATCAAAGATTATAAAGAAATAACCTATGATAAAATGCGCGAAATTTTGCGTAAATTGGGATTTAATAAATATTTTGAGCATATCCAGTTTATTAATTCGATTTTCGGAGTGAAACCTCCAATAATGAGTGAAGAATTACATGAAACGTTGTGTGTTCTCTTTATTGAAATTCAACAACCATGGGCGCTTCATTGCCCGCCAAATCGCCGTAATTTTTTCAATTATACATATACACTATTTCAATTATGTGTTCTTTTGGACCAAACGCAATATTTGCCATATATACCTATGATGAAAGACCGAGAAAAACAATTAGACCAAGATATGATTTGGAAGAAGGTGTGTATGGAATTAGATTGGGAATTTTTTCCGACTGTATAGTAGGGGAACTACCCTACGCCCCCTTCCGATATGTGTCATAAAGAATATATAGTTCTCTACTTGAGTAAAGTCATTTCTTTTTGAAAAGATAAAATACAACTATTACAATAATGATAAGACTAAATGCAATACGCATGTGTAAATATTCATCAAATTGTTTTTGTGTAGTATTATTGGCAATAACTTGTAAGGTTTGTAATCGAACATATGCGGAAATCAATGAAATTCCAATAAGAACAATACAAAAAACGATAATCGTTAAATAGTCGTTTGAACTCATATATTATATTTATATATATTTCTACAAGGGTTTATGGTCCTCCCATCTTCATCATTTCTTCCCATTTTGTTTCATTATTATTATGATATAACAACATTTCATCAATTGCCATAAAATAATTGGTTTCATTTATTTGTTCATCAAAACTTTCATATGTGGCTGGGTTACTTATATTTGGTCTCATGTCATCTGGAAATACAAATGGGTTTATCATATTCCTTTGTAATCTAAGCACTAAAGGAAGTAATAAAAAATATCCTAACATATGCATATCGTTATAATTAACTTTATATATATCTGTTTATATATATAAATAATGTGTTTTTCAGCAAAAGCTAGTATTATTTCATTTTGTGTTGGTATGATAGGCGCAATTTTATGTATTTCTTTGGGAACAATTACAGATAAAATTGTTGGATATTTTTTTGCATTCGTTTCTTGTATGCAAGGTATTGATTATTTATTGTGGTCACATCAAATATGTGATGGTTATAATAGAATATTATCTATTTTGGGAATGATATTAAATAATTTACAACCATTTGTTTTGGGATTAGTTATTTTACTTATAAATACAAAAACGCCAAATAAAAATTTGATTATCGGACTAATGATTTTATATTTATGTATAATTATTCCTTATTCAATACAGTATGATACACCAATAAAACAATGCACCATAAAAGATGAGAGGTCTAAACATTTGAATTGGAATTGGACTTATATGAATTATACCACGGTTGTCTATACAATTCTTCTATTATATTTTTGCGTATTTTCATTATTAGGTTTTCCAAAATTAATTTATGGTATTTATTTTTCGATTTTTGCTGTTATTAGTTATATAACAAGTGCGTATTTTTATACAATAAGTTATGCTGGTTCATTATGGTGTTATTATTCCGTATTTTTTCCGATTATATATTATTTATGTCGTACAAATCAAATAAATTTATCAGCTCTATAATGATATTGAAAAACAGACCGATGAAAATCAATTTGGCCCTGATGGTCTGTTTTTACTTCTCCTTCTTCTAACCCTACCATCGGCACTAATAACCCTCTCTTTCCGTATTTGGTGAATTGCCAATCAGTGCAAAATGGACGACCTGCAAGTTGCTCTGCCAGAGCATATTCCGGGGTGTATCTGTCAATAAGAATTTTAGCATGAGTTCTCGACATAAAATACATATGAGCCCCCCATAAGTCGTCGGGATATCCTTGGATTTTCCACTCGTCGGTTCTCTGTAAAACAGGAAAATAATGATCTTCGGCCACGTCATAAGGCCATAAGTAGCTCAATAGCAAAATATCCAACCCGGATTTGTCATAAAGGTCTATTATCTGTGGGATTTCATCTTTTAATTTGCGAGATAATACTACATCATCTTCGCAAATAATACAATAATCATATGTAGTGGTTTCGTAAAAGGCGCGCATACAATCAACATGCTGGAAAAAGATGGACCAATTGCGTTTTTCGAAGGTGGTAATTGGCTGCGGTCCAACCCTGGGGTCATCTATAGTCACACCTGGGACGAAGTGTGCGTCAAGCCCCACAGATTTGACCCTTTGTGACATTCTTTCGCGACGTTCTTCGTCCTTATAATTGACAATATAAATACCGCAGGATTTTTGAATAGACATTTATTATGGTTCTCAACAAATTATCTTTATTATCTTTTAGAAATATATAATGAGTTGTTTGTTTTCTTTTTGTTGTGGAACTAATACAGGTGTCATAGAGACAAATATTGAGAACACATTGAAAAAACCATTGACAAATGCGTCGTTAGTTTCGGTTGTAGATGAGTTAGAAGAAGGTCTTTTGGAACAGGTTCTCGAACCGGCTGTTGCTGGGTTAGTTCAGAAAGTTGCTGGAATGGATATTTCTGGAGTTATTACAGGATTTATTAAATCGGAAATTGAACCTGCTGTTGAAGGGGTCTTAAACAATGAAGTGACATTGGGATTAACCGTAGTAGAAAAAGTTGCGGCGCCGGTTCTTGAACCATTAGTTACTGATTTTGAAACAGATGCAGTTCCTTTGTTAAATGCTTTGGAGGGGGTTGCTCCATCTTTACAGGGAGAAATCGAAGAGGCAAAGACGGTGGTGGCAGATACGGCCAGTTTATTGGGTTCTCAATCGGGTTCGAAATAGAAAATATCATAAATGGATACGGACGTTGTATTATAGAACCTCTAATAATTTGCCTTTTTCAGATATCACCCAAATTTCATATTGATATCCATTTTCTTTAGCTGCCCTTTGTTTTTCGTAAATATAACAATGGGCCATTTTAACAGTCCATTCAGACTTTACTTCGATACATTTATTTTTGGATTTTATGTAGATATCTACATAATGTCTATGACGGGTTCCGGTAGGGTCATTATACCATATTTCAGGAACTAGTTCTCTATTGATTTCAATATCTTCTTCTGGGATATTATGGATGGTTAGTAAAATATTAAGAGCATATGGTTCATAACCTTGAACTCGAACGACTTTCCCAGAGGGGAAAGTGTAGGATTTTTTCTTGGACATATTCATAAGGGCGCGATTACTAATAACTGGGTCAAACATTACATTCTCTACACCGTATCTTTCCATAATAGTAGATTTGATTTTCTCTTTATGACTTTCTGATTGAAATACATTTTCAACACCATATCGTTCCATATTGGTTTGTTTTACATGGTCTTTTATGATGTCAGATTTCATCGCCGAATCGACACCGTATTTTTCCATCATCGTTTGTTTTCCTTTTTCTCTTATTTGTTTTGATTGTAATGAGTGCTTTACACCGTGGTTCTTTAGAGTAGTTTCAATAATTTTTTGTTTTATTTCTTCATTTTGGCAAGCAGATACAGTTCCATATTTTTCGACATTGGTCTCTTTTGCTTTGTTTCGAATATCTTCATTTTGCATACAATATTCTACACCATATCTTTCCATACAAGTGACTTTTGATTTTTCCTTGAATTCTTCTTTTTGAAATGTATTGATAACTCCGTATTTTTCTATACAAGTCGCCTGAACTTTGGCTATGATATCTTTATGTTGTATGGGATTTTTAACGCCATATTTTTCAATATTGGTTTGACGTATTTTTTCTTTGATATCCTTATTTTGTAAAACATTTTCCACTCCATATTTTTCCAGATTTGTTTTCTTTATTTTATCATAAATATCAGAACATTTTGCTGGATTTTCAGTTCCATATTTTTCTAAATTTGTATTTTTTATTTTTTCTTTATGACTTTCAGATTGAAAAACATTTTCAACTCCATATTTTTTTAAACATGTAGTTTTAATTTTATTTTTGATTTCATTTGAAGACATAGGATTTTCGCTACCATATTTATCCAAATTAGTTTTTTTAATTTTTTCTTTATGACATTCTGATAGAAAAATATTTTCAACACCATATTTTTCCATACAAGTTTTTTTAATTTTATCTTTGGTATTTTTATACGAGCAAGGCTTACAATAATAGTTTTCATATAGAACAAAAGTATAAAATGATTTTTGAAAATGATTTTTACATCCAGGTTCTATACATTTACCTTCTATTAGGATTTTACTATTCATTTTTTCATTTGAATAATCTTTCGTAAGTATAATATGTTTTTCAAGACAATACTCGATCAGAAATTCTAATGTGTATTTCGATTTCATATATAATATATAAATATGTGTTTATATACATTTCCGTAAAATTATATAATATTACTATTATTATTTTGTTTTTCCTTTTTATTCAAATAAGCAGTTCTGGCATATTCTTTTTTCTTTTCTGGAGAGATACTTGCTATATAATTCGTTTTTTCACGATATTCTTTATTCCTTTCTTTAATTTTTTCTTTGTGTTGTTCGTAATAAATCTTATGCCTATCTGATGCAATATATTTTTCGAGTTTGGTTCTCAATGCTTCATTTTCTTTTTTTAATTTTTCGATTTCAATTTGATACTCATTCATGGTATTAATATTATATAGTTTGTATATTTTATATAATTTTTCGTAAATATATATATTTATGAAAATGAATTAAAATTAACCATTTACTTGCGCTACGCAATACAAAATAATTCAATTGATAGATGGTTTTATTATTGTGATGGAGTGATACGAAGCGCGATTAAGGGTGTGACTAAGAATTTTGACTTTGCTACGAATTGCTTCATTACATATTTCAAGTAATGAGTTAATAAATTTATTTACATTGGAGCAAGTGGAATTCCACCAGCAAGTCCCGCACCAATTGCCAAACTTGCGCCTTGACGACTACCCACACCCATAGATGGTATGAAAACGTCTAACAAACTGAAAGTAGCTGACGCAGTCAAACTGATAACAATTACTTCTTCAACGCTTAGAGACTTTTTAGGAATAACATAAGCAGCAAGAGCAACAATGATACCCTCGACAATGTACTTGATGGCACGTTTAATCAACTCTGAGAAATCGAATCCGCTCATTTTATATTATAACCAAACAAAAAAATATATACAAGCGTTAAAAATACTTAAATAGCATCTATCTAAAAGATATATAATGTCTTCTGGCGGTGGATTTGAAAAGAAAATTTTAGAGAATGGGCAAATTAATCCTAAATATATTGACCTTTGTGACGAGGACCCGCCGATTGCCGGACAAAAATTCGCATGTCTTTCTTTTATTTCTCCGGAAAAGATTTTGAAACAGCGTGAGATTTTTATGTTTGACGAATTCCTAAAACAATGGGATTTCAAGAAATCGATGGATAAGTTTTTCGATTTCCTTCATTTTATGGCTTTCAAGTATGGATTGAATGTTGAGAATGTCATAAAGGATTATACTGATTTTGTGGAGGAAGAAGGTCCTAAGTTGCGCGAGGAGGGTGCTGAAACCGATTTCAAGAATTTCGTGGATAAGAATGAGGAGCAGTTATCCTTAAAGTTCAATAAAGCGCATCAGTTCCAGACTTCTGTTAGAGGATTGAAAATCCGAGGTGTTTTCCCAAGTCAGGAGGAAGCCGAATTGAAGTGCAAGAAAATTCGCGATATGGATCCTAATCACGATATTTTAGTAGGTCCTGTAGGACTATGGTTGCCTTGGGATCCTGATGCTTATAAGACGGGTCGTGTAGAATTTATGGAGGAGGAACTCAATCAACTCCATAATGAGAAGATTAAGAACGAGGCAAGAGCAAAAGAAGAGTTCGAGAAACGTGTCAAGGAGGCTAAGAAGAAGGCTATTGAAGAGAACATTAAGAATGCTGAGAAGAGTGGTAATAAACTCACACAGACATTAGATGAACAGGGTAATCTGGTGGGTGTTCAAGAAACCATTGATTTCGAAGGAAGAGAACCGACAACAGAGGAAGAAACCAAGGAGTATAATGATAAGGTGTTGGAATACAATCGTAATAAAAATAAGGAGGAATAAATAAAATAGTGAATGTCATAAAGAAATAATATAATGATTTTTATAATTATATTATTTACGATAGGTAGAACGGCGACGACGACGACGAGTGTTTTTATTACGACGGCGTCGTGTGCCACCTTTTGTCTTCTTTTCTTTCTCTTCTATTAATTTAATGGCTTGTTCAATATATGCTAATCCATCTGTTGATAAGATCTCATTTACTGTTAAATCCTTAATTTTTTTATCTGATACAGGATCAAATATCTCCTCCGATTTTTCTCGTTCTAATACAGTAGGTTGCGGAAGACGAGGCAGACGTTTTTTCCCTATTTGTAGTAATTTTTTTAATTGTTCTGTTTTATTTTTATCGGTAATTATTTCGCTTAATGGCATGAATCTAAACTTATTAGAATATTTTTTAAGACACTCTCTTACATCTTCTCCAACTGCTATAGATGGTTGTTCTTCTTCATCAAAAAATTCGTGAATAAATATTTTCATTTCTTTCGGGTCTATTATTTTTCCGTTAGGACTTCCGCAAAATGACATTGTATATCATAGACATATATTATTCTACAGTTACAACTTTGGCTAAATTGCGAGGATAATCCGGCGATATTCCTTTATGACAAGCACAATAATATGCTAATAGTTGGACGCAAACATTCGATATTAATCCCCCAAAAGTGGAATTTGTATCAATCGAGCAAATGGACCCCTCTGATTTGTCAGAAAGAATATATATTCGGGCATCTCTTGCTCCAACTTCTTGAATGGCATTCGCCGTTTTATCCCTATGTTCTTCGGATACATCGAAGAAAATAACAGGAAGTCCGGGTTCTAATAGACCGAATGGACCATGTTTTAATGCCGATGTTGAATATCCTTCAGCATGGATTTGAGCGATTTCTTTTATCTTGAGTGCTCCTTCCTTAGCAATGGCTTCTTCTTTGCCTTTTCCCAATAAAAAGGCGGATTTTACAGTGGTCCATTCTGATGCAGTTTTTTTGAGAACTTCTAAATTGGCTTCTTGGAGAACGGCTGTCAATTGGACGGGTAATTGATGTAAATCGCGAATAATTTTCCGCCGTTTTTCTAGACAAGTTTCTTTTTTTTGCGAGAACCAAACCGCTAAAAGAGCCAAAACAACACATTGACTAGTGAATGATTTCGTAGAAGCAACTGCAACTTCGCGACCGGCATTCAAATAGACACCACAATTGGTTTCTCTGGCAATAAATGAATCAATGACATTCACTATTCCAATAGACAATAGTCCATTATCTTGAATGATTTGGAAACATCTCTGTAAGTCTTTCGTTTCACCAGATTGAGAAAGCAACACAACTGCTGTTTGACCCCTCTTAGGAATATCCTTCCCAGAAAAATCCGCTCCATCATATAAAGAAACCGTGTCAAAAACATCCAATGATTTGAAAATGTCGAGCGACCATAATCCGGCATGAAAAGAAGTTCCACATCCGAGAAGAATCAAATGGTCCATCCGTTTCAAGTCATAAAGGAAAACATCTAGGCCACCTAATTTGACGGATGTATCAGACAAAATCCTGCCACCATTATTAATGGCTCGTAAAACGGCATCGGGTTGTTCCATGATTTCTTTCAGCATCCAATGTGGCCATGGATCGGGGCTCATCAGGGTTTCTTCACATGATTTCGTTTGTTTAAGATATTTGGAAAGAGATTTATTATAAATGTATTTTCCATCTATCCCCAGTTCGATTTCGACAACATCATGGTCTTTTAAGACAATATATTGATTAACATATTTATGGAATGCAATTTGCTCTGATGCAACCATTAGACATTGAGTATTTGTTCCTAATAAAAGCGGAGAACCATTACGAACTGCCCACATTTTATTTGGATAATCTTTATGAATAATAAGAAGGGCCCATGTTCCAGTTATTTTGCTAACTGTCTCATTAACTGCTTCTAACATTGTTCTACCTTCATCTAAAAGAGAACCTATTAACACTGCTACAACTTCGGTATCAGTAGAAGACCTAAATGAATAACCCTTTATGACAAGTTCCGATTTTAGTGATGAAAAGTTCTCAATAATTCCATTATGAACTATAGCAATTCGGTTTTTGGTATCATGATGTGGATGGGCATTTGTGTCCGTTTTGGCACCATGAGTAGCCCATCTGGTATGACCTATAGATAATGAACTTTTGGGTTTGTCAGAAAGAATTATATTTTGAATGATATCTATGGCATTGTTTGTAGCCGTCGATGCGTGTTTTATTGTTTGAAGTTCTCCACAATGAATAGAAGAAATACCTACAGAATCATAACCGCGATTTTGTAATAATTGAATTCCATCGAGAACGGCTTGAATGGCTTCTTGATCTGGTCCTAAATAACCTACTATTCCACACATAATATTATTAACATAAGGTATAATATTATGTTCTTTTTGACGATTATTTACAAGGTTTATTAGAAACCTGAAAATCCAATAGAAGACCCAGTTGTAATAACATTATTTAATTTCGTTGGGTCTATTGTAGGAGTAGGTGTTGGGAGATATGTAGGTGGTGGGGATGATACCGGAATAGACAAATTTGTAATTGCATTCTGTAAATGTATGGGTATTGTAGGTAGAGGGGCAGATGTTGGAATAGAGCAATAAGTGGGTAAGACACCAGTCATAGCATTTCCTATAATACAAGCATTTGGATTAGATGCACTACAATTTTCTCTCATATTTTTAATGACATAGTCGACAATAGATGGAATGTTTTTTAATTGGGGGTTATTACTTATATCGTGTGGATATTTGACTCTAAATTGAGTTTCAAATAGTCGTGCTTCTAATACATAATTGGGTAAGTTACAAACAGAGGTTTCGTTTAATTCATTTGAAACAGGGTCTAAAAAGGTGGCTGGACACTGATTTTGATTGATACTACTGTATGGAACTACCCCGGAAAAAGCATAAGATAAATCTGTAACCATTGAACATATTTGTGGTAAGTTAGTAATGTTTTGAGCTTTCATTTCTGGATTATTAGAACATACCCCTTTTACTACATCTGTTATTACATTACCTATATTAGTCGGACCCCTCATGACACTTTTAAAACCTTGCCATAGCATAGGATAGTCGCACCTGCTTATGTCTGTTATAAAAGAAGGAATAGGAATGTCATGTGGAGGAAAGACATACGGTGTAGGTGTTGATGCCGGTTTTGTTGTTGATGCCGGTTTTGTTGTTGATGCCGGTTTTGTTGTTGATGCCGGTTTTGTTGTTGATGCCGGTTTTGTTGTTGATGACGATGTTGTTGTTGATGCCGGTTTTGTTGTTGATGACGATGTTGATGCTGGTTTTGATGTTGTTGTCGATGCTAGACCTTCTTTATAAATTGTCTTTATTGCTATGTTGGATTGTGGTCCAAATACATTTATAAAGATTGAATATCCAATAATGATTAATAATATTGCTAAAATAAAAATGATAACAATGGATTGTAACATATATATTTATGACATATATGATAGATTATAATGAAAATATTATTCAATCAATTGGTTGAGTATTCAAATGAGAACCATCATCTACAACTACTTTAATTTGATAACTTCTACCACCAAATGGTGGAACACCTGTTAAAGTATTCTGATCAGGAGCTGGATTAATGGTTATCACAAAGGTTAAAATATCACCTGCCAATATAGGAACATGGAATAAATTTTGGGAATTCAATTGTAAATTACTAAATCTTTCAGGGAATACTTCTAATAATTTATTTGTCAAAAAATAGCATAAATTATCTTCAGTTGCCAAATCAGCAGTAGTTGCTTTAAGACCAGTTGTATGGTCAATAATGAACCCACTATTAACATCGGCAGGAACAGGTCTAGAAGAAGTTGCTGCGTATTTCCATAAACCCGCACTTATATCTTGTTGATATACAGTTTCTCCAATAGCATCCAAATTATTTAATAGTTCTGTTTGATTACTAAATAAATCGGTTCCCATAGGTGTATTAAATAACTCATTCGATAAATAACGCACAAAATCGTGTTTTACTAACATTTCATTGGGAATACCTACACTTAACATGGGATTTGAAGATAATGGTTGGTCCATCATTGCATTTACTGGATTAATATGAGTAGTTGAAGGCCATTTATCAGCAAAAACGAAGAAATGAAGTCTGTCATATGAAATATCTGAAATAACATCTGAATTTGTATATACCTGAAATACTTCTTGAATATCACGTTGAGATATATAAAATACTGCTGCTGCACTTGCGTCTATAACAGGAGAAAGTTTATCATCAACTATGGCTTTTGTTGACATAGTCACAGATGTTGAGAAGGCATTTAAGACAAACTGATAAGGAGAAACAGTAGCAGACATGATATATATTTATTTGTTATTATATTTATGACAGTTTTTACATTTTTGCTGAAATGTTCTCTTTATTTGTATGAAAATATCTTGTTATGTGGTCATATAATAATAATCATTTATTTGTGTTTTGGTTTTTATTATGTTGGAATATTTATCTACCATTTGCCTTTCTTTACTGTAATCTGTTGTCCTGCTGATTTTTTCCTTCCTTTATTCGGGTCATATTGGTCATCATCGTCATCCCCCATTCCCTTAGATATTTCCCAGAATTCTTTTGACCCCAACTTGAAGTCAGGTCTGGTTTCGGCTTTATACCAAAAAATTTGGTCGTGTAATTTGTTTGATTTTGCATTGTTATTGATAACGAGACATTCATAGTTCTCCGTTGTCTGGTCCATAACAGAGCAAAATGATTCTAATGTGGGAAACATAGACGCATAGTTCTCCCAAATTCTTTTTCGATTTGTCATATAAGGCTCACGTAAAATGAACACATAATCGATATTGGTTCTCAAATTAGGTGGTATTCCAAGTGGATATTGCATTGTAATGATGAGCATTATTTTCCAGTGTCGCATAAATACCATTCTCCTTCTAGTATTTCCTCTAGAAATCATAAAATCTATACTTTTTGAATGGGTATAGCACCCTCTCGGGTGGGATTAGACTATATCTTAAGCCATCATAAACGTTGATTAATCGTTTCAAGCCCACGGGCATCTAGTCGTTGAACGTTCTCCATATACTTATCATAACGTACTTAGGAGATTCGCTGCGGATTGTCTCTATTTCATATCTTGTTACTATACCTGATGTAATTAGCATCAGCCATATAGACATTTCTGACTATACTTAGTAATATGAACCTATCGAGAGTTTCCAGCAATTTGGACGTGTCGCTTATGTTCTTTATTTATACCAGTGAAGAATCATCCTCTATGCGTATTGAATTCTTCAACGGTGTAAAATGGAACGCCCTAAAGGGTATCATTTCAAACCTTCATTGGTATAAATAGAAAAACATAAACTAGCTATTCTTTTGGAATAACTCCGGCAGACCAGCAACCGTTCATAAATAATAATCGCATCAATTTGTCTTTCGTCCATCCTTGGTCATAAAGACAATCATCTAATATGACAAAAGCACGAGGGTCGATGGTGCAACGGCGATATTGTTCCATTTCTTTATTGACTTGTTTGAGAACTATTTTTTGGCGTCTTAAAATGTTCTCAATAAGCACTGTATTATATTCCTCATGAATAAATAATTTAGGAACGTGTTGGGCATAGAACCCATTACCGGCTTCTGTTCCAGAAATGACAGTTCCAATAGGAATATCTTGATGATGATATAGAAGATCGCGAACTAGATAAGATTTACCAGTATCACGACGTCCAATCATAACAATAACAGGACCCTTGTTCTCATCTGGTTTGAATGTAATATGTCGCATATCGAATTTCTTCAATTCCAGTGTCATGTATATAATATTATTCTATTGTATTTGATGTTTATTTGACGAATATACAAAGATAAATATATAATCGTTCAAAAAGATTAAAATAATACTTTTTATAAATAAAATGACTAAATTCAAGTTGAATTATTATAAACCAACCAAGGTTCATTTAGAAAATTTAGAAAAAGAGTTCTCAGATAGTTTTTCTGAAAATGACGGAGAACCTAATCCTTTTGTAATGGATGGATTTCAGTCTTATCATCCCATTTATAAAGAGTTTTTCGAATTGTCAGAAAGTAATTATAATTCGATTGCTTTAAATCATCGATTTCATATATCTAGTTTGAGAACTGTTTGGGATAGTTCTTTATCAAAATCTACTGAAGTCGAATTATTTATTAAATTTGCCCCCTTATTAGATCCTGTTCGATATTTAATTGGTAAGTATAAAGTTTGTGACAATTTGCGAATTCTTCCTTCTTTATCCAGTGATAATAATATTCACGAGAAACTTTCGAGTATAAATAATGCCAGTTATATAGACAATTTTTTCTATTATTTGTCGAGCCAGTTATTAAATCAACACGGGGTTCTCAATGGAATAGATTATTATGGTTCTTTTGTAGGTGTCCAAAAGAAATATCGAATGAATTTGGCTGATGATATTGACTATTTGAATCAATCCGAATATTTTAATGAGAACCGTGGTAAATTATATGAAATAGAAGAAACAGAGAACCCATTTGCGAATTTTGGTTCTCGAAATAACAAAAATAAATTGCTCATTCATAATGTTTCTGAAAGTTCGCATGTTTCTTTGGATTTGGAAGAACTAGACCCATTAGAGGATGTTCAGATTGAAGAACTTCCTACTATTATTGAAGAGGAAGAATGTGTTTATGAAAAAACTTCGGTGGTTTCTTCAGAGGACACTTCGAATAATAGTGAAGTGAATTATACCAGCGATGATGAAGACGAATGTTCTCAAAAAGAAGGTTCAGAAGAAGAATGTTCAGAAGAGGAAGAAGAATGTTCCGAAGAGGAAGAAGAAGGTTCCGAAGAGGAAGAAGAAGGTTCCGAAGAGGAATCAGAAGTTCCATTGAACGCATATATTTATGATTTCCCAGTTCAAATGATTTGCTTAGAAAAATGTAAAGGAACACTTGACCGATTATTTGTCAAAAGGGTGCTAGATATAGATACAGCATCGAGTGCATTATTTCAAGTGATAATGACCCTTTTTGCTTATCAACGCGCATTTCAATTTACACATAATGATCTTCATACGAACAATATTATGTATGTGGATACAGATGAAGAGAACTTATATTATAAAGCAACGAATAGATTTTATAAAGTCCCTACATATGGCCGTCTTTTCAAACTAATCGATTTCGGCCGTGCTATTTATAAATTTCAAGGGCATACTTTTTGTAGTGATAGTTTTGCACCTGGAGGAGATGCTTCTACACAATATAATTGCGAACCATTTTTCAATGAAAAAAGACCCAGGTTAGAGCCGAATATGAGTTTCGATCTTTGCCGATTAGGATGTTCTATTTATGACTTTATAATGGATATTGATGATGAAAATGACCCAGATTTCGAACCAGATATTTTCCAAGCAACGATTATCAATTGGGTCTCAGATGATAATGGAAAAAATATGTTATATAAAAAAGATGGCGATGAAAGATATCCCAATTTTAAATTATATAAAATGATTTCGAGAACCGTTCATAAAAAAACACCAGAAGACCAATTAGAGAACCCAATGTTCTCAAGTTTTGAAGTCAAAAAGAAACATATTCCCAAAGATGCCAAAATAATGGATTTAGATGCCCTTCCATCGTATATCTAATCTACATCGAATCTACATCTAATTATATATTGTCATAAAGGCATTGCATGGGTTGTCCCAAATAAACCAAATGGTCATCAATAGATGTGTCAATCAATTTATATTGTGCATTACAATACGGGTCTTCTTTTTCATCATTATCAATACACTCGATGAGAACTCCCGTTTCATTTTCCCATAATTCATGAGAACTATGTATATATCCCATTTGTTTTGGAGGAACGTGTGGAACAATATCTCGCGAATGAGTTATACGAAAATGTTTTATAAAAGATGTCATAAAGATTGAATATGCTGAGTCGCCTACTCGTGGGCTACCGAATGAATATATATTCGTCTGAATACCGTTTTTTAGTAATTCCATTGCTAATAATTGAGAACATGCCGCACCATATGAATGTCCCGTCAATACGACTTCAGAAAGTGGATAATCGACTAATAGACGCCGAACTGCCACAAGAGTATCTTCATGAACCCACTCGGCAGAAAGATAAAATCCTTGATGAACGGAGCAATTACATTCTGGGAATGTAGTATATTCTATTCGTCGAGCTTCTAAATCACGTGCCCAATTACGAGCCGACGATGTTCCCCTTAAAACAATCCATATTACACCAGGAGTTGTTCCTATATACCCCTGTAAATCACTTCTCCGGTCATAAATAGTAGTATTATATAGAAAATCATTGTCTAACATCATAGTAGAATATATATCTTTATGACAATACGCGGCAGCACTTAGACGAACGGCTTTATATAAAAGTATTTGATTATAAGAAGTAACAATAGATAATAATAAATATAATAAAATGGAGAACATTTTATTATATACAATGAATAAAATATTTGGGGGTCTACCTATAGAAATCAAAAATATCATTCTTTCTTATGAAGGTTCTCTAATAAAAGACCGAAAAGGGAAATATATGAGACAAATTATAAAAACGGATACACGTCGAAACATGCTAACGAATATGTTATCTTTTAAGGAAGATGTATATAATTTTAGTAATTTCAATACTCATACATATATATATATTCCTTTCGTAGGAACAAATTATAGATTATCTATAACGGAATATCCGTCAATGATTATATATATTTTTCATAAAGGGAATGATGAAACAAGATATGTTTATAAATAAATCAAAACCCAGGAGCATCGGTAAAAATCTGTGTGGCTTCTAAATTAAGTGTTTTGTTCTCTGTAACAACATTAATAAAATCAGCAAAAGACCCCTTAATGTAAAATCGGAGAACTGCAGCGGCCATAGAGGCGGCAAAAACCATAACGGCATCACGAACAATGAATTTCAGAGGTTTCATTTCTTCTTCTAAATATTTCATTTCAAGGATTTTCAGAGCAATAAAAAGGATGGTTGTAAAAATAGCAAAAAGAAACAAGTTCTCCATTTATACAATCATTCTCCTATTTTTTGTATAAAATCCATACGCACAATTTCCTTTATGACTACCTATGAAAAAGTCATAAAGGTTATCTATAACATTTTAATTCAATTCTTCGATATCATCCAATGAAATGTATCCATCATCCTCATTTTCATTTCTTTCCAAATCGACTAGTCCATCTAGCGGAATAGTGTCTGTATGGATCCGGATTTTATCATCTAAATCTTCTTCTTCCTCAAGTTTCCTCTGAATAGCACGTTCCATACTGATTTCTTCAAGTCTCTCTAGTGTTTTCGGAGCACTTACCGTATCTACTTTGTTGTTCTCATCTAAAATAGAATCATAGTCATTGAATTGCAATCTTGTCATAACGGGTTTATCATCAATATCCTGGATAGAAGGTACTACAGATGGTCTTAAAGGTTCATCTTCTGGTTTCTTCTCATCTGATGGAGAAGATATGTCCTCCGTAGAAGACTGCTCAGTTGGTAAAACGGCTTCATCAATGTTCTCAATAACTACTTCTTCTTCGTGCTCAACAGCCTCATCCATATATGCCTTTATGATATCTTCTGTAGGAATACTCTCGCGAATAGCCGTCAAAATACATTCTTGAATAATCAATTCAAGTTCTCTCATATGTTTTTGTGTAGCAAGTGGTGAAATATTTTTCTCAAACAAATAAACATTGGAATAGACTTTTCGAGCAACATGAATATATACTTTATGAATAAAGGCGTCTAATTTCGGAATAGCAATATCAATCTTCTTCTGCTTATTTCCTACACGAATACATGTGAGAACTTTCAACTGAATAATATGAACACAAGTAATCAAATCCTCTAAATAATTACATCCACTTCTTTCGATAATACGCTTGCGTTCTTCCTCGACAATGACACCGTTCCATTTAGGGATACGTGCCAACAAATTCTGAAAAGTCATCAAATATTTACTGGCTTCATCAGTATCTACACACAATTTCCAGGCTTCATTGAAAATCGAGCGAATGCCTTCAGAAACAAGTGGTGTAAAAATACTGACTAAACGACTACACCATTCATTGCGTGATTCATGCAGGTTAGAAATAACAAAATCGTCCATTTACATAAACCCCACATTTTTCAAATCCTTGTTTGGACGCAAAAAAGCATAATCTAGCAAATAAAACATTAAGAGTTTTTCACAACGATATTCAGCTTTTATTCGATGAAAACAGAGAACCACAGAAGAAACTAATCCTTGTTCGATTTCGTCATTTTGTGCAAACCAATCGATCAAATCTAGACAAGAATAACCGGAATTATATAAACAAGACACTAAATCACATAATTCTTTATGACACATTTTCGGACTATCTTTCATCATTTGTTTCAATTGTTCTCTTCTTTCATTTTTAGAATTCTCTAAATGAAAAACATTTTGAACAGTATGCTGATGTAGGTTGTATGTCTTACCATTCATTCTCATTTCTGGAACATAAACTTCGCAAAATCTGGATAAAATCGGATTAAGTAATTTATCTTTGTTCTCAACAATAATAAAAAAACGAGTATTAAAACTAAAGAGTTCAATACATCTTCTCAATGCCGATTGTGCATCTGTTGTCAAAGAATCAGCATTTAATAACACGATAGTCTTAAAAACAACCCCACAATTGAACTGTATATTAGATTTGGCGAAAAAAATGAGGTCTTCACGGATGAATTTAATTCCGTGTCCTCTACCATGAGCACAATTCACCCACATAATATTCGATTTCATTTTGGCTTTATCACCGCCATAAATTTTTGTTAGAAATCCTTCTACAATAGTCCGTTTTCCAGAACCGGATGGGCCATGAAAGATAATATGAGGAATTTTTCTAGAATAATAAAAGGCATCCAAACATTTTTGAACGGATGGAACGATTGGTAAATTCATTTCGTTTTTTCTATATACACATAGGATTGTTCTATGTGGCTTCTAACGCATGATTATTATTTATAAAATATCAAAAAATAATAAATAAAAACAATATATAATGAGTTTGCCATATATTTTGGGATTATCTTTAATTGAAATTATAGGTGATGCTTCTTTGAAAGCCTATGCCAATGATAAAGGATTATTGTATTTAGGGGTTGGTATTGTAGGATATATAGGGATTGTTATTCTATTGGTTCTTTCATTACAAGATTCGACATTATTATTGGTAAATAATGCATGGGATGGAACAAGTAGTTTATTAGAAAGTTTGTTTGCGTTTTTTGTATTAGGCGAAAGATTTGAGAACTATTTACAATATTTTGGGGCATTTTTTATTATTGTCGGGTTGTATTTATTAAAAATTCCACTCTCTAAAAAACATCCTTTTCATATTCCGAAGGAATAGAACTTCCGAAGGAATAGAATTTCCGAAGGAATAGAACACCAAAATAAATATAAATATTATTCCTTTATGACAACTAAATGAACTTTCAGAAAATAGTCACAAACGGATATTATATACCACTTATTCATGGTGCCATATATATTATAACCGATGATATATTTTTATCTTCTATTATAGCTCTAAAAGCATATCCGGCGAATTATTTTTATTGGTTTCAAGACCATTATACATATTTACCAAAATATAATTGGATAAAACAATTTATCCGTTTCACAGATACTGGGCATTTGGTTTCATTATTATATTATTTTAATCCGGAATTTCTTCCTTTAGCATTCAATATTCATTTTGTAATTACAGCAGGATATTGGGGAGGGAGGCTAATATTTAATTTGCGTGATTCAGACCAATTATCATTACCTGAACTAGATAATTCATTTGAACAAATGTGGTCGGCACTTATTCATGGTCTTCCGTTGGTTCTTTTAACGAATAGAATCATACATAATGACCAATGTATTCCATTCGATTATAATGTTTTGAAAATGTCTTGTGTTTGGGCATATTCGTGGTTATTCGGGGTTTATGTTCCTTGGCGGTATTATACCGGTGATTATGTTTATAATATTTTAGATAAGGGTATAATAAAAGCATCTATTTTTATTTTCTTTATAAATGTAATCATGGTAATATCACATATAACTGGATATTTGCTAACATATTTCACATGTATTCGATAAAAATAGTCATAAAGAAATATATTTCTTTATGAAAGTTGTTTATGAAAGTTCCGACTTTTATTCCTCTAATTGATCTTCTTCTGATAGTCGAATAAAACATGTGGCTTCTGGTTCTTTAACTACTGTTATCGTGCCTTTTGCTACATCTGTTAAATCGATAGATGGAGCACGTTTCTTAGAAGACCGGTGTTCATAACCAGAAACACGTTCTTTTTGAATAGTTTCCCAAATTTCTTGGATACGTGGTAGAGCGGTTTGGAACCAGAGGTCATTTCGCAAAATAGTCGTCATACAAATCTCATCTAAATACCAATAATGTGTCTTAAAGAGAACATATTTATCGCTTAATTCGGATTTCTTATTCTCTATCCATTCAATACGGTTATCTAACGAAATATCAATCGGCATATATTCATATCTAGGGATATTTGAGGTTGCATCATTCACAATGAAATGTAGAATAATTCCATTTATGACATCTTCAGAAGAATTACCATCAATATATTCTTGTTCGGTTTCATATTCTTTGAATCTAGTTTCTACAAAATCGCAATCAGGTAAATCGCAACATTGCATCTGGATTTGCATCTGAACCCAATAAGCTTCACTTGGAATACCATCCATATCTCGATTATATATGTTTTTGATCTCTACAAGACGGCCATAGAGTGGCGATTCAGGATTTATGACAATACCATCAGGAGAAGCCCCTATAAAAGGATATTCGGAATGAACAATACAACCGAAATGTCCTACTTTGGTTCTTGTAATATGTTCATAAAGAATAACTGTCAATGGTTCGTATTTGACACCCCAATGTAAAGACCCTTCTGTAGAAATCCATTTGGATTCAATGTATCCCGTCTCAAGTGGCTTGCATTTCTCATAAATAAGACTATTCTTAAGAGCATCTGAACCAAGAGATTTATATAAATTACTTGCAGTTAGCATATTATATCTATGAAGATACCATTCAGGTGTTCTTTGAGCTGGATTCGATGCATCTTTAGTGTATATTATTTTCAACTTATCGCTAATAAATTTCGCAGCAAATTCTTCGTCTTGTCCAAAAGTATTAACTAATGTATTTGTGGTTTGATGCGGGATAGAGCGGTCTGGACAATCGTAAAAATGCTGTGCAAACCAGTCATTCGTCGTTATTTCTACTGATTCACGAAGAGAACTATAATTCTCTGAATCGATTAACCCTGCATCTTCTAATTGTTGGTAAATAACATGGGTAATATCATCAATAATTCCGGTCATATAATCCGGTTTTGACATTGATAAAATATAATCTTTCATATATTCGCCTACAAGTTCATGTATTGTTTCTGCTAATTCTTCATAGTCCTGCTCAGAGAACGGAAGAGAACCGGTTTCTGATGATGATGTTTCACTAGTGACGCTCATTTAAATATATTTCGGCAAATGTATTTAAATAGTTTTTATTTAACAAATAGTTCAATTTTCTTCGAGGTCTTGTGTTAAAATACGTTTTGGTGTAAGCGATTTCAAAGTAGATACGCGTTTAACATCCAGATTTTTCAAAGTAAATGACCGATTCGTTACATTAAAAAATAATGCTGGAATAGATTGGATAATACCTTTTTCTTTGTCATAAACAACATCTTTGGTTTTTTGTAGTTTGTTTTTATCCAAAGCTTCCAAGAAAAAATATTTTAATGATTTAACATCTTTTACAGGAAGCGAATTGTCTTTCCCATACTTTTCAGCAAAACTATGAAGCTTTTGAGTTTTTACTGTCTTGTCCAATTTATTCCATGTATCCGCTTTATTTTGCTGTTTTTCTTTTTCTAATATACTGTCTAAATCATAGGATGGCTCTAATGGTGTGTTTAATGAAAGATCAGTCATTATTTCTTTTTATAATGTATTGTAAAGTTATACTTATATTCTTTTTATTATATTGTTTTCATTATATTATTTTATTTTTTATACTTCCAATCATTGTTGCTGGGTCAAATGGTTCGCCTCCTTTATCCAATCCATTTTTCAGGTTCTCGTCATTTTCGGATGGGCTCCCTATAGTATTTTCAAATGAAAAGAGAGAACCATCCTTCTTAAAAATATGAGTAAAGCTCTGGATTTGAAAATCCGGACCAAAAAGAAGAATACCTCCGCCAATGTTCATATCAATAGGATTCTTTATGACAAGCTTAGCTAATCTGGCGTATTCGTTTTCTAAATATTTTTTATCAGTGCTTACTATTTTGAGGGCAGATTGAATCGCCTGTGTGAATTTTATGGCTAGATTGTTTTCAGGAGATGTTTTTGTTAAAGGGTCTATTAATAAGTGTTTTACAGGGGCACGTAATATACGTGAGCCGATTCTTGTTCCAGATACGACCCCACTAGTTACCAAGTTAGCTGTTTCAACTGCGGTGTTTCCGACCGCAGAAGCAACTTTTTTTCCAGTATTTCCAATAGAAGAAGCTACATTTTTCAAGGATTGTATCGATGAAGTTCTTTCTGGTGTTATTTCATTATAATCGTCCTTAATTTCTTCATTCGGAATATTTCGTGGGATAGGATCTGTTCCTGGTATTATACTATTTAATTCATTTAATACATTTTTTCTGTTTTGTTCTATATCTTCTTTTGATTGTTCTCCACCTGTAAATAAAAACTTTATATTACGGCGTTTTAAAAACTTTTCAAGATATTGGTTTGTCATTTATATATTACGAATAAATAAATGATATATATCATGTCGAATAATTATATATAGGGTATATATTGGAATTTGGCAGTGTCATAAAGAGTAACACGAAATGTATCCTGATATCCTTCTACATAGACAATATCTCCATTCATTAAACAATCACAACCATATTCACCAGAGCAACTTCTTCCATGAAATCGAATAGGTAGTTTTGTATTAATGGCACCTGTATTAGAAATCGTATAATATTGCCATTTGTCTAATCCATTTATTAGACGACGACCCATTAAAGGTAAAATCATATCGGTTTTTCCTTCGCGGGTTATAATGCCCATTTGAGAATATTCTTGTTGAAGTCCGCGGGTTTCTATATTCACTGGAATTCCTGCTGGTCTAGCTAGAGAAATACCATTAGAAATACCATATGAACTAGATGGTCGTGTAAAATTATAACCATCGGATTTTACAGGGGGTGCGTAAGGGTCCATCATAACATTTGGTATAACATTTGAAGTCATACCAATAGGAACCATTTCATAGGATTGTTGCGGAGGTGGCATTAGAGGAACCATTCCAATAGGTCCATATGTAGGCTTAATCGTTTTTGTCAAAAAAGAATAATATAAGTAGCCAATTATGATTAATAAAACGAGAAAAACGACTAATGTGGTATTTTCTAAACAAATGGTTCCTGGAAGACACTTTCGGGCCATATGCTATACATTTATGGCGCGAAATTAGTAGAACCCGAATCCCAATGATATTATTCCTTTATAAGATACATTCGGTTGCAATCCCCCGACGACCACTCTGAAAATTACTTATAGAAAAGAGGTTGAAAATTACTTATAGAAAGGAGGTTGAAAATTACTTATAGAAAGGAGGGGGCGCGGGGGAACCTAGGTTCCCCGCTTAGAAGGGATTCATGGCACAAGATATGAATGCTTCAAACGCAGCTATTGGAAATGGTGCTAAATCCGCAAGAGCATAAGGACTAATAGAATAACATTGATACATAACAGAATCCGGAAAATGAATAATATGTAATCCTAAATTCATGGTATCCAAGTCATTACCTGAAGCATCTAATCTAGGTGGTGGATTAGGGTCATATTGGAACATAAAATAGTTATCATTCGGTTTTCCATGTAAGAAATAATCGATTTCATCCAAAAAATACCACACATTTTTCTCCATATCTTCCATTCCTATATTCAACATAAAATCTATTAGCCAAAAGGTAAATCGAAATGGTAGATAAATTACCCATCCAGCAGTATCTAAAAAATACCATAAGAAACATTTTGGAAGATTTATAACTTTTGTTGCAATAACAATAATATAACGAATCAACCAACAGATAAATCCTGCTTCTATATTTATATCATCCCTATGTGGATCCATAAAATCGCTTGGCCAAGGTAATATAAGCCATGTCAGAAACGAAAATATCCATGTACAAAATTCTATAATAAATTGAAATGCAGCAAAAACACATCGACCAATAATAACTATGAACATAATGATTTCGATATAATAGGAAACACTCATAATCATATTCATTGCTCCTTCGACGATACCCATAACACCTTCCATGAAGCTCATCATGGTGTCAGCAATATTCATCAATACAAGAGGTATGTCTGCCATTTATTAATCTATATATTCACCCTATTTTATTCTGCGGATTTTGTTTCTTTTGGTGTTCTCGTTTCTTTTGGTGCTTTCGTTTCTTTTGGTGATCTAAGTCCTCTAGATTTTATATCTGCCATTTCTTTTTTATATTCAGCGGTATTATCATCAGATATTGGTTTTTCGGTTTGTGTTATTTGTTTTACTGCAGCAATATTTTTAGTAAGCCCGCTTAATGTGTCTAAAAGAGGTTTATATTTATTCATTTTTTTAAGAAGTGTCTCATGTGCTGAAAAAATTTTTTCTTGATCACTTATTTTTTGGTCTTCTACAGAAGTATATACAACCTCTTTATCTTGACCAAAATCCTCCTTTATAACGGTTTCATCTGAATCATCTTCATCTTCTTCATCTTCTTCATCTGTATCTTCAGCTGTATCGTGATTAGCGTCTTTATTTGTAAGACCTTCTTTTTCGTCAAAAAGGATATCATTGTATCCACTGACTCGTAAAATATTCGTTACAATAAGGGTAGTAGAGAGAACCACAATCATATTTTTACTAAAAAAAGCAGTTAGCAATCCGATTAATACAAAGACTGATACCGAATGTATATCATTTACATATCCCAAATACAAAAAATCTAATAAGGCTATCAAAAAGATGAAATATAAGAAATACCTGTTATGTAAAAGCATTATATTGTATATTAATATTATTTTGCGCTATCCATCATTGTAGGAATATAAGTTTCACCGGCATAAATATCGAGAACTTCTCTAACAACTTGTTCTCTCTGTATATCTGAGCGTTCGAATTCAAAATCGGTTATACTGGGCGACCTCTTTCCTTTGAATTTATCTAAGAAATCTTCTAGACCATTCACTTCATTCGGACGGTCATACTGTTCTAAATCGCCTGTAATTATGAGCCGACTATTTTCTCCTAAACGGGTAAGAAGCATCTTCATTTGTGATACTGAAGAGTTCTGCATTTCATCTGCTACTATCCAAGCGTTTTTGAAAGTCCTCCCGCGCATATATCCTAGAGGTGCAATTTCAATGGTTTTGTTCTCCATATGTTGTTGAACTTCTTTTGGTGAAATGAATTGGTAGAGAACATCGTAAATAGGACGAACCCAAGGTGCCATTTTTTCTTCTAATGTTCCTGGGAGATATCCCAAATCTTCATCTACGCTGACCGATGGTCTTGTAAATATCAATTTGTCATAAAGACCTAATAAATAACATCTAATCCCCTGTTCGGTTGCAAATAATGTTTTTCCAGTTCCTGCCGGACCACTCACAACCACAATTTTTTTAGACGGTTGTTTCAATATCTTCATATAATGCTCTTGATGTGGATTTTTTGGTCGGGAAAATTTGGCTTCGAATTTTTGTTTTTCTACGGCTGACAAATGTGCAAATTGTTCGAAAGAGTTCTTATGTATTATGGGTTCATCTATGCGTTCAATCACAGTTTCTTCGAAATACATATTTAACAACTCCTTCTGAGACTGCTTTTTTGATTTACGCCCTCTTCTTTTGGGTTCTCCGTGCTCATCATCGCGGTCTACTAAAGTGTTCATTTATATCAGTGCAGATTTTATACAAAATTAGCTTTTGCAAATTTTGTATAAAATCGTTACGGATATCTCACCATTGAAGAATTAAAATGGGACATTTTACACCGTTGAAGAATTCAATCCGCATAGCGGATGATTCTTCAACTAAGTTACCGGTTACACATTTGAATATAGCACCCCTTTGGGGTGCGGATTCAAATCTTCACCGGTATAATTCTTCAAGGGTGTAAATACTATGGTATAAATATATTTCAAATAAACAGTTATTCAAAAATAGTCATAAAGATGCATTATTATATTATTCTTTATGACTGATTAGGGGGTGGGTATTTATCGACCTTTATTTTGCTCTTTTCGAGAACTATGCGTTTGGAAATAAAAGACGATCCACTCCGGTTCTCACACAGAACAACCTGTGGACTACAATTCCCGAAATAAAAAGAACTAAAAGAACTAGCCATATATTTATCTTTGTGACATATGAGAGGAAAATCCCAGTAAGAATTACAACAAGGGTATCAAAAATGGCAATATCGAAAATTCTATATTTTCTTAGGCCCTCGTTCGGTTCTCCGAAAAGATTTTTATATTTGCATAATGGTGTGGTCATTTATATACATAATGGATACAATAAAAACAAAAATGAAATGGTATAAAAATAGGGCCTATATATTATTTAGCAATGTCTGACCAACCTATTACTGCCGTTTCTGCCCCTTCTGACCCACTTTTGACACCAAATGACAGTCGATATGTTATGTTTCCTATTCAAGATTCGGAAATTTGGTCTATGTATAAAAAACAAGTAGATTGTTTTTGGAGAACTGAAGAAATTGACTTCTCTAAAGACTTGGTGGATTGGAATGAAAAATTAAATAACGATGAACGTTATTTCATTAGTATGGTATTGGCATTTTTTGCTGCGTCTGATGGTATTGTTACTGAGAACTTGGCTTTGCGTTTTATGGGAGATGTACAAATGGCTGAAGCAAGAGCATTTTACGGGTTTCAGATTGCAATGGAAAATATCCACTCGGAGACATATAGTGTGATGATAGATACGTATATTAAAGACAAAGAACAACAACATAAATTATTTAATGCTATAGAGAATTTTCCATGTATTCAGAAAAAAGCCACATGGGCACGTAAGTGGATTAGTGATAATCGAAGTTCGTTCGCCGCTAGATTAATTGCATTTGCAGTTGTCGAAGGTATTTTCTTTTCGGCTTCTTTTGCATCTATTTATTGGTTAAAGAAACGTGGATTTTTGCCGGGACTTACTTTTTCGAACCAATTGATTTCGAGAGATGAAGCAATGCATTGTGAGTTCGCTGTTCTCTTATACAAGAAACTTCAAAAGAAACTACAGAAGAAGCGTGTTTATGAAATCATTCAGGAGGCTGTTGAAATTGAAAAAGAATTTATTACAGAGGCTATCCCATGTCGTCTTATAGGAATGAATTCGGATTTGATGATTCAATATATCGAATTCGTGGCTGACAGATTGTGTCTTCAATTGGGATATGATAAAGTCTATAACTCGGGCAATCCATTTGATTTTATGGAACTTATCAGTATGGATTCTAAAGTAAACTTTTTCGAGAGAACAAATTCAGAATACGCGTTGGCAAATAAGACCGTTTCGGGGGATGTATTCGATTTTTCTGCGGATTTTTAACCCCTTCTATATATATATTCTTTATGTTCTCTGCTATTAATCAAATACCAACATCAACATCTTCTATTAAACCTTCTATTTATGTTCCTACAATTATCCCAAAAACAGATGTTGTATTTCAAGCCGTTAAACCCACAAATGGACTGGTTAATTATGTTGCTCTTGTTGAAACAGGAGAAGAAGAAGATGACGAAGAACCTCCCTTCAAACAACTATATCATTCGGGGAACATTTATTCTGCTGGCCCTTTAGCGACCGCCGCTTCGCCTGATCCATTTTCTCTTGGAAAAGACCCCATTAAAACATTTTATATTGGGTCTGTTACCGTCGTTGGTTTATTTATTCTTTATAAAATTTTAACAAAGACCAAGTAAATAATATTCTTTATGACCCTTCTGTATTTGTCATAAAGAAATAATGATTTGTAAAGAACTTATAGTTTGTATCTAATAAAAACCTGAATGGCGACTAAACCACCAAAGATCTGAGCGAGAACATAAGGAATAATTTCGGCAACATCTAGTTTTCCGGCAGCAGCCATGGCAATGGTTACAGCGGGGTTGATATGCCCACCCGAGATGTTTGCCGTCATTAAAACCGCAAGAGCAAGAGCGGCACCAATAGCAATCGGATTTCCAGTTGCTACGATGACATATACTAGGAATAAAGTTCCAAGAAACTCGGCTAAATACTTATACATATATATTTTGGAACGAAAATAAAATTGATTGCCTTTTTTGTCATAAAGAATAATTCATACTTGTTCCCCCTGTCTGTTGCTAAAATAAAATGTTACCAGCTATCATATTCGTTATTGCCATGTTCTTCTTTTTGACAATGAACAAAAGGGCCATGAGAGAAGACAGGGAAAAAAGACATTTGGAAGAGCGACGTTTGGAAGAACGAAAAAATGATTTATGTAGAAGAATAATGAATAAATCCGATTGTTCTCCATATGATATGAACTATATCGAATGGAGATATGACCCATCTGTAAAAATGGCAGTTATCTAATATCTATGAACACCCATACGAGCCACATAGGTTGCGTGGTTTTGGTCGCCTCCAAATGTTCTATCGTTATACAATTGGTTAATCGCGCGATTTTTTTTGTATTTGGAATATTCAGACGAATCAGCAACGAATTTTGTATTGGTGGATGAAGCAGGGATACCTGTTCCATCACAATTTGAGAACATATTACGAATACGCGATTTCCATCCAGGACGGCGTGCATCAGTAGGATTAGGTCCCCCACAAGAATAATGGATGCGACCGAGATAATCACCGGAATTATTTACAGCACGGAAAGGGGTTGTAATACGTCCCTTACCATTGACAGACCCAGTCGCGTAAGCAGTGTTCCATGATTTTACAACAACACGTCTAGATAAAACTTGGTCGCATCCTTTATAGTTTCCCAATGTTTGTTTCGGAGAAATACCTGAGAACCCGCCTCCCAAGTTTTTTCCACCGAGATTAGGTGCATTTAGAAAAGTAGTATTTATAACTGCGCTTGACATTATATATACTATAATACACAAAAAATCTTTGCATATTATATAAATGTCAGAAAGAATGTCTGAAACATCATTGCAAAGAAGTTCTCATGACAATTTTGAACCTGATTTAGATATTCATAAAGAAAAACCGATTATCAGGTTCGATCCTGCTTGTATTCGTAAAAGGAGTAATTGGAGCACTATGAAAAACGAATTTAAAATTGATCATCCGGATTTTCATCCTGATTTTTTTCTAAAGGATATGCCCGCTTTTTCGCCCAAATTAGTTGCTCTCTTGAAAAAAATAAAAGATTTGGATGCTCGTGATAAAAAGAAACACGGAACTACCTTCAAACATTTCATTTTTTCTGATATTAAATCTGGAGGCCAAGGTGCTAAAATGCTTGCTGCTGCTCTTGTTTCAAACGGTTGGCAAATGGGATATAAAGCCGAGTTGAAAAACGCCGATAAATTCCCAAAGAAAAACATATCTGAAGAGAATGATGATATAAGTTCAATACCTTCAGAAAAAGAGAACCCCAGAAAGTCATCCACAAGAGATACCTATTCTAAAAGCACTCCTGGAAAAACATCATCCACTAGAAGTTCATCTGAAAAAGAAGAAAGTTCCTCTGCGAGAACATCATCCACAAATGTATCTTCAGAAAAATCCATATCGGAACTTAGTTCTCAATCTTCTGGTGGTAGAGGTAGTGATGATGAAAGTTATTCTGAAAACGGTCCAAAACCGAATTGGGGCCCTCTAGAGATGTTATCACATAATGACCTAAAAAAAACAAATTCATTCTATTTATTATCTTCAGTGCCTGTTTATGACAAACCCATTAGTGTTCGTATGAAAAAGGAAATTTTGGCTACTTTTAATAGTCGTCCTGAGAACATTTATGGCGATTTGGCAAGAATTATTGTAATGGATAGTGGATTTAAGGAAGGTATTGACCTTTTTGATATTAAATATATTCATATTTTCGAACCTTCATTGAATATGGCTGATCAAAAACAAGTAATTGGAAGAGGAACTCGAACATGTGGTCAAAAAGGGTTAGAATTTCATCCTACTCAAGGATGGCCATTGGAAGTATTTATTTATGATATGGAAATTCCTGAGAAATTGAGGTTCTCTTTATTGGGTTCCGAAACGGCTTATGAATTATTAATGCGGGCTATGAATACCGATATTCGTTTAGCTAATTTCGGATATGATGTAGAAAGACTTGCTGTATTGGGTTCTGTTGATTATGAATTAAATGAGAACGTGCATCAATTTCAAATAGAAGAAGAGTATGAAGATGATGAACAAATTGTATTCGGTGGTTCTCCATCTTCTTCTGAAAAAAGTTCTCAAAAAGAAGAAGAACCAATTGATAAAGAAGATGTCGAATTGTTATTTCAAGGCGTTATGCCAATGGGTCATAAAGAAATGACTAAATATATTCAAGATAAATTCGGAGAATATAAATGGGAAAAGGTGAAAATGGAGAACTTATGTGGTGATGTTCCGGATGAATGGAAAAGACTTTCATCATCCTCCTCCTCTTCTTCTCGAAAAACACCTACTATATCCGATATTAGTGTTTCTTCCAGAAGAAGTGAAAATAAAGAAGATGAAGACATCGAAAATGATTTATTAACTCAACCAGGTTCTCTAAAATCATTATCAACAATCACTGGACAAGATGTTTCTCCAATTTCAAATATTCGAGAAAGACCTATTTCAGAGATTTCTACAGTGAGTGAAAAACCCCTAGCTTCAGTGGTTTCTTCGATTGTCACAAAGAGTCAATCACCACAATCTTCTTTAAGACAATCTGAAGAAACCGTTGTTACAAGAACAGAACGTCCATCTGAAGCAGATACTCTATCAGTAGGACCATCTAAAGCTGAAACTGTCTCAGTAGGACCATCTGAAGCAGATACTCTATCAGTAGGACCATCTAAAGCTGAAACTGTCTCAGTAGGACCATCCGAAGCCGAAACTATAACTGAAATTGCCAAACGTTCTACTGGAAGAAAATCGAAAAAAACAGGAGGTGCATCATCGGTTCTTTCTTTTACACCAACTCAAGCATTTATTCAACATTATTTTTCTCCATTTTGTCCTGTAAAGGGTATGCTACTATATCATTCTGTAGGAACTGGAAAAACGTGTTCGGCGATTGCAGCTGCAACCACCAATTTTGAACCATTGGATTATACTATCCTATGGGTAACGAGAACCACGCTTAAAAATGATATTTGGAAAAATATGTTCGACCAAGTATGTCATAAAGCAATACAAGAACGAATTGCAAATGGTGAGGTCATTCCAGATACCCAGAAAGAACGTATGAGATTGTTATCGAAAGCTTGGCGTATTCGTCCTATGTCTTATAAACAGTTCTCGAATTTAGTCTCTAAAAAGAATGCATTTTATGAAAGGCTCGTTAAAGAAAATGGAGAAGCAGATCCTTTGCGAAAAACGCTATTGATTATTGATGAAGCCCATAAATTATATGGTAATAGTGGTTTATCTGCATTAGAGACACCTGATATGGAAGCATTTCACGGGGCTTTAATGAATTCTTATGCTGTTAGTGGATTTGATTCTGTCCGGGTTCTCTTAATGACGGCTACACCGATAACAGAGAACCCGATGGAATTAATTAGGCTAATTAATTTGTGTAGGCCTATTCAATCACAAATCCCGGATACATTCGAAAGATTTGCTGAGAAGTATTTGAAAGAAGATGGCGGATTTACTCCTGAAGGTCAGATCCGTTTTTTGGACGATATTGCCGGACATATTAGTTATTTAAATAGAGAAAAAGATGCTCGTCAGTTCTCTCAACCCAGAGTCAAAAAGGTATTGGTGCCTATGGTTGCCGATGTTCAAATGGTTGAGGATTTCGATAAATTTGTCAGTCGTTCAGAAGCTGAAACAGATGTTTTGAAATATCAAGCTGATTTAGAAAACCTTGTAAAAAAAATGGAAGAGGAATTATTAGTTATTTCGAAGATAGGATTACAATCAGAGTTTCATAAAATATGTGAGAACTTCCCGGATTTACCTAAAAAGAAATGTCAAACAGTAGTAAATCGTAATATAACAGATTTAATGAAAGAAGTAAAACAACATATTCAGACGGCAAAAGAGAGAATAAAATCTATACGAAGCGAAATAGCCACTATAAAAAAAGGAAAACAATCCCGGCTTATTTCTATTCAAAATAAAATCAGAGAAAACCCAACATTGTTCTCTTTATATAAATCAAGCACCTATGCGGCTATTCGAAATTCATGTAGTTCAAAAACTTTGACAGGAACCAAATTTTTAGAGGCGGTTCAAACACTTCCTGAAGTAGTTGAAATAGATAGAAAAGTGCAAGTAGCTAAAGAGAACATTGTGGCTTTAGAAAGCCAAATAAAAACAGAAGTTCTCGGATTTAAATCCAAAATAAAACAGATGAAGGCACAACTAAAAGACAAGAATATTGCTCCTTCACAAAGAATGGAAATCGAATTGGCTATTAGAGATAATCAAAAAGAATTCAGAAAGACGAAAAAGGAGAGAACCATGGATATTCGCGATGATATCAAAGATGAAAAAAACGAAATCAAAGAATTGGAAAAATTGAAAAAATTGGTTTTCAAACGGGTCCGAAAAACATTAAAGGCAACGGAATCTCTAAAAAAGAAAGAAGAAAAAGCAGCCAAAAAACAACTTCGTAAAACGCGAAAAGATATTCAATTATCGGAATTGTCTGAAGAAGTTCGAGAAATAGCTGACCGCCGACGTGTTCTCATTGAACGCGATTTAAGAGATATGCATGAAGAAGTCGAAGAAAAAGCCAGAGAAAAAAGAGAGAAACAATTAGAAAAGGAACAACAAAACCGGGTTCGAAAGACTCTTAAAGAAAGAGAGAAAGCCGAAGAAAAAGAACGCAAAAATCTCGCTAAACAAAGAGAAAGAGATGCAAAGAAAACCCAGAAATTAAAAGAAAAACAAGAGGCTAAAACAAGAAAGAACCAAGAAAAAGCGACCAAAGCTGCCACAAAAAAAGCCAAAAAATAAGTCATAAAGGAATAATACTTCTTTATGACTCTTTTTGGATTACCTTTTTTTTGGATTACTTTTTCCTTTGATGGAGTTACAAGCACACTTTGCAGTAGGTATAAAATTGAACCAAATGAAAATATATAAACTTTATAGTATATATATCCTATGAAGTTTTGCGTTAACTGTCAGAATATGCTTTATATCTCTATTGATTCGGAGAACACAAACAGACTTACTTATTATTGCCGACATTGCGGAACAGTCGATGATACCATTAATGAAGAAGGCCATTGTGTTCTCACAAACAATCTTAAAAAGGGCGAACAGAAATTCAATCATATCATCAACCAATATACAAAACTCGACCCGACCCTTCCAAGAATTTACACTTTGAAATGCCCGAATGTAGAATGTAAGACAAATAAAGAAAATACTAAAGCCGAAGTTATTTATATGCGATATGATGACCAAAATATGAAATATGTTTATTTGTGTGTGGAATGTGATACTGTATGGAAATAACACCTTCTACAACCGGTAAGGAATTCTGTAAAAGTCATCCAAAAATAAGTCAAATAATACATCTTTATGACCATTTTTTGACGACTTTTTTGCCTATACTAGAAGTAAAGACCCTACAAAATTGAACTGAATGGATTTAGAAATTATCATTCTATATCATATACCATGGCTGATTTTGAAATTGAAAAAGAAATAGATACATTAAGTGAATCGGAATTAGATTCAGATACCGGTTCTTCGGTCGTCGGTGGGGGTGGTTCAGAAATAGATGATGTTTTTGACTTACATGGAGGGGCTGATGATAGTGATGACGACGACGGAGAATATGAAGACGATGAAGAACAGGATGGCGAAGCGGAAAATGAAGGAGAAATCGAAAAAATAACTGAAGACTATGAAGAAAGAGATAGTAGTTCAGATGAAGAAGACGACGATGAAGACGATGAAAATTATCTTCAAAAAATGGATGACCATATCCGAAATAAAGTCATAGAGAACCATCATCCAGAATTAAAAACACTTAATTATGAAGAAGTCGAAGCATTAGCAACAGTAGTAAGAGACAAAGACGGTGTCATTATCGACCCCCTACATAAAACCTTACCGATTTTGTCTAGATATGAAAAAGCCCGTGCTTTAGGTGAGAGAGCAAGACAAATCAATGGAGGAGCGAAACCTATGATTGATGTCGATGCTACAATGATAGATGGGTATTTGATTGCTCTTAAAGAATTAGAACAAAAACGTATTCCTTTTATTATTCAACGACCACTCCCTAATGGTGGAAGTGAATATTGGCGTCTTTCTGATTTGGAACTTCTATAGATAACATATTTTCATACCATACCATTGTATAAAATACTTATTTTATACAATATTTTTTATTTTTCATATTCGGCTTTCATAGCCGGTTCTCGAGAACATACAGATGTAATTATTCCATTTACTTCTTCAATAGAATTTCCTTGTAGAGAACAAGCATTTCTATAGGCTAACAATATGGGTATATAAACATCCGGCATTACTTGTATCCCCCGGTTCTCCACACTATCTACCACTTTTTGACAACAATCACAACATTCTTTGTAATATCCCATAGTGAGATAATTCTTGATAATAAAATGATAAATATACCACAAGTTGTTTTTAGGATAAACATAATTATTCAATATTTGAGCATAATCACCGTATCCCCTGTCAATTTCATCGTAAAATTCATCCAAGATTTCTAAAAAGAGTAATTCATCACCGTGTCCGTATCCCATTTCTGTCGCCTCTTTAAACAACTCATCCATCCTTTTAATAAATCGCAGACCCACTTCTTTACCCATAGTATAAAAAGACCCACATACTATCCATTTATACGAAGAATAAAATTCGCGTTTATGTTCTCTTTGTTTGAATCTTTTATCTGTTACATTGAGAACCTGAATATGTAATTTATCGGAAGGAACCACATTAAGAACATCTATCAACATATTTTTCCCAGGTTCATTATAATAATCTTCTGCTATTTTCGAAAAATTCACTCCCGAATTAGCGTCAATCCAACCAAACGTTTTTGTCCCAAAAGGATTACTATTAATGGTTTGTTTGACAAAATCTATTTTACTGATTTGCAAGATATGATTTTCTGCACAAGTTCTCGCATCCCTGGTTGGCCAATATGTTAATCTATTCTTTTTGACAATATCAATGAATTTATAATAATGTAAATCTTCGAAATTTTGAACAACATATTTTGTAAGATGGTTCCATTGTCTTCTTAAAGAATATATTTTATCAAAACAAGCGGAATCAGTATAAATAATCAAATAACAGGGGACTTCTAATAATGTTCTCATTTTTTCTATAGCTTCTTCCAACGAACGAGAACCTGGATGAAATTTGGTTAAATCAAAACAAGAAGTTGTTAATGTGCAGTCTGGCACTTGTGTCATAAAGAAATATATTGATTGATGTCGCTATTATATTATATTGTTTTTTTACCAATTAGTTTCTTTACTGGCACAATCGTTTTTGGTGAATCAGATCGTATATTTTGTCTTTATGATATTGAAATGATATCAAATTTTGATCAGGCGGTTTATATTCATAATTTACATGGTTTGTCTGAATGGCTTTTATCATTTCTTCTATAGGACAATAATGCATATTTTCTTGAAAAATGGGTTTGTAATATTCACCGACATTCGAAATAGGAATGGTTTTTAAACCGATGCATTCATAATGACGATAACAATCTTGTCGGTCGCCTATAGGCGAAATCATAAATTTGGCCTTTCGGATATTAGTGTAGAAATCTTGTTCAGAATATTTTGGTGCTGGCGGTAATAAAGCTCTACACGGATTTGTATTTGATAAATGCATATGTGCTAGCTCGGTTTCTTTTTCGGATGACTTTTCATTTTCCAACAATAAATGTGCATAAACTGAGAGATTGAATTGAGATAGGCCACACGGGAAAGGTATATATTTATCAGAAGGTGGATACATAGGATTAGTAGTTATCCACAAAACAATATTCGGATGATTCAAAACAAAATCGGTTTCTTCTGACCTGTCAAAACTTATAAATTCGAATTGGGAAGTAATGAGAACAATCTTTTTGTTTAATCGAGGTAAAATATTTTTTACAAAATGCCCGAAAAATTTGAGTTGGCATTGCACAATATCGTAGTTCTCGATTATATCCAAATTATTCGTTGAATTCAAGTCGTTTTTTCCTGGAGGTAAATGTTGCAAGATCCCCCAATGCCATGCTTCATCTCCTATAAAATGGTGACATAAGACATAAGGAGAGAACACATTGATTATATTTTGAAAAATGTTTGTATATGACTGATTTTCCCGAATTTTATCGAGCATGTTCTCAAAATGGTGAGACATTTCTTTGTATGATTATCCCAATATCTTTTTATACATATTTTCTGTAGGACATTCTGGGGATTTGTCAAAAAGAAATATGCTACTTATTGTTCTCCATTTTATCTTTTAGAAAATAGAGAACTTCCAAAAAGAATATTTTTCAAAATGTTCTCTATTTTACTTTTCCAAAAATACTTTTTAGAGAACTTCCAAAAAGAATATTTTTCAAAATGTTCTCTATTTTACTTTTCCAAAAATACTTTTTAGAGAACTTCAAAAAAGAATATGTTTCAAAATGTTCTCTATTTTACTTTTCTGAAAATACTTTTTAGAGAACTTTCAAAAAAGAATATGTTTCAAAATGTTCTCTATTTTA